CTTGGGGTTTTTTGTTAGTGTGTTGTCTTATCTAAATGTTCTTCTATTAGTTTGTTGACCAGTGGTCCCATTTGTAGGTTCTTTTCAACACAAAAGATCTTTAACCTGTAATGTACATCAGGACTTATTTGTAGGGGTTTTTGATATTTTCTCATTTTTTTTATATTTTGATATAATAATAATATAATTTATTTGACCTTTTGTCAATAAACAATATATTTATTTATATGAAAGAAAAAGAAGAGTTCCTAAAACGTAGAATAATGACTGATCACGGGTGGATGTATTTTTGTAGACAATGTATGGTCTATAAACCAGAAGTTGACTTCTACCGACGTAAAGATTCATCATTTGGTGTGGACTACCGTTGTAAGATACATCGTAAACAGTATCGTACAAAAACCACTCCTACGGACAAATCTATGTCGTATCTGAAACTACACGGAATACGTGATTCCGATTTTGATGAAACAGAAAAGTTATTAAAAATACTTGGATACAAAATCTGTAAAACGTGTCCACCTGTTTGGGAACAATTCAATAAACGTTATAATCTAAACTAACTATGGGAAAACAATATCTAACACCCCCAAGGGTAAAACTTATCAAACACCTTCATCATAACCGTGGTATCACACCATACTTTATAAATAAAACCTATGGAATTACCAGTCGTAGTAACATCTGTAAGATCCTCAATGAAAACAGATGGATGGAAGTGACCGTACCCCAAGAATCAGAAGGAGAATTATTATTTTGGAAATGGATACATAATGAAATTTAACTTGATAATAAATAAATATATCGTATATTTGTAGTATGAGTAAAACTAAAACCTTATTTGAACAAGTGTTTTTTGACTGGTCATCAAATGAACACTTGGATGATGAATACCTTTACGACCAAATAAACAATCCTAAAACCCTTTATGATTATGAACTATGAAGACAGACGTCAAGAACTAATTGTACGTCAATCACAAATGGAACGTGTAATTGAATATTACACACTCCGTGGTATCAAACCCACAACACTTGAATTATTCACGACAGTTGAATTATTCTCGGATTTTATCTTGAACTCCATCACACCACAGGTAAAAGACCGTGTCACAAACATGGACAAGTACCTATCAACGAAACAAATAATGAACGTTGAATAATGGAACAGGAAAAGGAAATATTCTACTTCGGTCAAATCATTACCGAACCCCAACTGACTTGGACCGACTTCAAGATCGTCAACAACGAAATCGTTGGTAATTCAGGATGGTCTTGTTGGATACAAACGAATTCTAACCTACTTGACGGAACTGAAATCAAGTTATGGTCTGAAATACAATACGACCTAAATAAATGGAAGGACAAACCCGTTCGTTCAGGATCTATGGTCAAACTATCTTTGAAACAAATAAAGTCATCCAACATATCACCTGACGGAAAACGTTATTGTTTCAATATCGTTATAAGAAAATAAAACCACGGATCTGCTTCATCTTTGGGGGGAGTTCGTGGTCTCCCCCTTTTTTTATATCTTTGTATTATGAAAGAACTAATAGAACTTGTTGATCTTGAAGACCTTGGATTTGATGTGACATTTCAACGTCATGACACCCACCCACATCGTTATACGTGTACCGTACGTAGGTGGGATAAGAACAAAGAGAAATTCAAACAAGGTACATTTATGTGGCAACACGGACGTCAATCCCCCGTTGATGTGGTGTTTTTCCCCGACAAATGGTTCATCTATCCATCCGATAGATTAAAAAGATACTTTCAAGAAAACTTCTTCAATATAGAAAAAATAACTGGTCTAAAAATAAATTGGAAAAAATATGATTCCCTACCCATCTTTGATAAATAAACTACAACCCTTTATGGACTTCTATGATTACGAAGACATTACGGGTTACTATGTGAAAAAGAAAATGGAACGTTTAAGACAGTTTTCCTTGGATGGGATAGAAGATCTTTTGTTCAATGACCCGTCAGTCAATCCGTTGGAGATGTCCTTGGAAATCAAAGAAATTGATGGTGGTCAATTCAATAAACTCGTCACAGGGATCGCGACCTTCCCGATAGAAAATCAAATAGGTCGTCAGATGATCTTGGGTGTAAAGGAAACCAACACGGATAAGTGGGTGGGGTTCGTTCGTTTGTCATCACCAGTGTCATCCATCAAACCAAGAAACGACTACTTTGGTCAGACAATACCACTAAAACAGGTAAACGACTATTTCGTAAACGGTCAAACGATCGTCCCTGTACAACCTTTTGGATACAACTACTTGGGTGGTAAACTCCTATCGTTGATCTGTACGTCAGAAGAAGTACGTGAAATGTTCAATAAAAAATACGGGACAAACCTTTTGATGTTTGAAACAACATCTCTGTACGGAACAAGTAAAAATGTATCTATGTACGACGGTCTTGAACCCTACATCAAATTCCGTGGTCTAACAGAATCCACGAACTACTTGTTCCCAACAGACGAAGTGTACTTCCCCCTACGTGACCTATGTCGTGAATACTACGGGATAGAACATGAAGGTAATATGTTGGTCACTAAAAAAGGTTCATCACCCAAGTCAAGGGAATTCAATAGGATGATCAGTATCATCAAAAATGAAATCCAAAGAAATGATCACACTTTGTATAGAGAATTTGTAGAGTTCATGAAAACGAAAACAAGAACATTACAACAGAAACGTTTTTATACATCCACGTATGGGTTCACTAACGTCAAGGAACATTTGACCACTGGTGAAGACCTAATACGTCCTAACAAGGACAAATACTCACTTGATAATATAATCGGTTATTGGAAAAACAAATCCTACAAAAGATGGTCTAAACTAAAACAGGAAGGTTTATTACGAAATGATCTTGAAATATACAAACTTGGTCAATTACATAATTTTGATATAATTCGTTGATCGGGATTTTGCCATGTAAAAATCATGTTGTATCTTTACATCATAATCCTGAAACCTAAAACAACATGACACAAGAAGAACAACAAGAACAAGCAAAAAACGTAGTTGAGACCCTGTACTCTAACTTGATTGAATCTTTGGAAACCACACGACAAATCACAAAACAACACGGTGATGAAACGTTTCAAACGAAGGTAGGTAACATATCCTTCAACGATATCTTCAACTTTGATAAAATTGACATCGTATCGTACATCGGTTATCTGTTCATGACAAAACAGAACAATACGTACTTCGGTAACACAGATCACGAGACCGTTCAATTTGTCTTCACGGAGATTTACAGTAAGAAGGTGATGAATTCTCTTGTGAAAAAATATCTTCACTAATACTTGTGTAACCCAAAAACTTGCAGTATCTTTACATCATAATCCTAAAACCAAAAACAAAATGAAACTTTATCCATCTTCACATGTTGACTCTCTCAAAGATTTCTTGGAACTGATCAACAACAATCAAGTAACCCTTCGTTTCGGTGTCACCCGTTCATCTGTTGACTCACCCTACCGTGGTATGGTGTCTTTTCTGAATATCACGGATGAAACCTATTACAAGGTTGTATCATCTCTCAAATGGTTAGGTCAATCAGACATCCTACGTAAACAATCCAAGAACAAATGGAAGAAGGTGATCTATTCAAACAATCTCCTTGAAATGATGTACGGTCTTGACGGATTCCACCAAATGATCGTAGAGTCAGGTAAGAAGAATCCCGAACTCAAAAAACTCATTGATCAAATTCAGTGGGATGATCAACCTTCTGAAACCGAATCACTAATGATGGAGGTCTGTGAAGACCTCCCCTTCTAATACTTATTTTTTATGACACACAGAATTATTCTCCCGAACCAATATAAAAATACTGAACATTTCATCCACGTTCTCGTACACGATATTCTGACCCGTAATGGTCAAGAAGAATTACTTGAAGGTATCGTTGATATTGAATACGACGAACTTGAACTCAAAGAAATCTACATCAACGTATTTGATATGTTGACTTGGACAATCATTATTTGGATTATAACCGATGATGAAGAAAACGTGTATGTGGAATATTCCCTACACGAAGGTAAAAAAACTTTTGACGACGTTATGTAGTGTCAAATATTTGACGTATCTTTACATCACTAACCTAATAACTGAACTGACATGAAATACAATCAAGGTGACGAAGTAATCGTCCAAGTACAAAAACACACCTTTTACCACGCACAAGTGATTGGTGATAATGGTAAGTTTGTTGATGTGATACTCAAAGAAAAATCTCCTCGGTATAGGGACTTTATGTATGATAAGGAATTTGGTATTACACACAATATGATCGTTGAAAAAACTTATGATAGTTTGACAGACAAATGTTTGGTCATCTAAAATATTTGACGTATCTTTGATATATCAAACAAGGGGATGTGGTGACCCCCAAAACACCACCCTCGTGAAGTAGAGGATTTACTTCGGGTCTGACCCACCTTGATCCTTTGGATAGAACGGGTTTACATGTCTAACCTCAAAACCTAAAACCATGACCCCCACGATTATCAAAGGTGAAGAATTCACACTACAATTCTATCAACCAGTCGGTAAATACATGATCTACGGACAGATCTTCAATAACGAAACCGAAGATGTGATCGTTGAATTACCTATATTCACCGATGTTTTCAGTGATATGTTGTGTCAGAGTTTTGAAATGTTTGAAGAAGATCCTGATATGGTAAAACATTTCAATAACATCACAGAAGATTTGGTCAATTCAAATATTTGACGTACCTTTACAGAACTAACCTCAAACATGGAACAATGACCAAGAAGGAAAATAAAAAAAGATTCAAAAAGATCTGTCAAATGTGGTTTTCACCAATTATCAGTGAGGATGTGTTTTTTCACTGTAAAGAAAATTATGACATGAACGATGAGTATTCTGATGATGATATTCATGACCTTGTTACTTGTATGTTCCGTGATATGACTGATGAAAAAATCAAACCCGAAATATACTTCGGAGAACTTGTGTAATCTAAATATTTGACGTATCTTTGAAAACATAAAAAAATTAACTATGAAAACTAAACAACAAAAACTTGATTTTATTTTAGACAAAGTAAAAAATATTGATGAGAATCAATTACACCTCAATAATATTATTGTGGATATTCGTTTTATGATAATGCATCCTGACCCTTTTCTTTTTTCACATAAAGGGTTGGATCAAATTATTTACCGAATTGGTTTGTGTAATTCAAATATTTGACGTACCTTTACAACTCTAACCTCAAAACCTGAAAACAAAATGGAATACACGATCACCTTCACTCCACAATCTGTGTCTGATTACCTTGAAATCCCTGTTGGATTCGTGGAAGAGAATTGGGAACAATTTGAGAACTACTTGGAACACTTCCAATACAATTGGATGAACGAGACCCTATGGGAAGATTTTAGTTCCAACGCAGAAACTTGGGAAATTGAACTCCCTGATCAGGACGAAGAAGAGTGATTACTCTCCTGAACCCCTGCTGCCATACCACCATGGTATTGGACATCCATAGAAACCTTGGTCTCCGTAATTTCCACCAAAAGACAATCCTGATGCGTTCTTTGAACCCGCACGACCGTAGGTCGGTAATGTAATGGGTGCTTTGAATGCACCCCCGAACTCGGGAATCAACTGACCATTGTTCGTAGTCAGTGTATATTGTGGGTATTTCCAGTTGTTGAAAACCAAGTGACGTCTCATCAAGTTGTCATTGAACTGTGCGTTGTCCCTCGCGTTGTTCTTCAAATACGTTAGACCTCTGATATCAATCGGTGTTCCTTGTTCGGATCTCATATTCTGTAATCCGATATTGACGAACTTTACCCAAAAGTTATCCAACGCAAGGTAATAGGAATAACTAATCAACGTAGGTGTAATAAAGTTATTCAACAGTTCCTTGTAATCAACCTTGATCGGATCGTTGATATCACCAGTCTTTACAAGATCCAAAATGTATTCATAGAGATTTGTACCCAAGGTCTCTTGAATAAAAATCTGTTGTGCTTGTTGAATAGAAAAACGTAATTCCGAACTGTCAACGTTGTCGTTGATCGGAGTATTTGATTTCAGCTTTTGTTCGGATATTAGGAGTACGTCGTAGATCATGATAGGATTTGGTTTTGTTGGATCACAAGATTTACTTGTTCGTTAGGATAGATCAGTTGTACAACAGGTTCAAGTTCTCTAATTAGGAATTCTTGTAGTGGTCTAACTGACGTGTTCATAAATAGTTTGTACGTAGTTTCAAGTTGTTCTGATGAACTGTTGAAACCCGTTGGATTAGGTAATCCTATGATTGATCCATCCACGATCTTATGACCCGCGAGGATGTTTTCCCTAACAAGTCCGAAGATCTCTGCGTATCCACCCGTTTGCATTGTAGGGGTGATTTGTGTGATTTCAGGTTTTCCACTTTCACCACCATAACTGACGATGATACGACCTGCGTTTTGACTACCACGGTATCGGTCTTCTAAACGACGTAGGATGTCCTCTTGATCGTTCTGTGAATCGGGTGCTTCCTGTGGAAAATGTACCCACATTGACGGTGACGCACCGTTTGAAATATTTGAAAGGTTGAACTCCGAAATAGCACGAGATAGACGGATGTCCAACATGGACGATAAGTAGTCAGGAACACCGTAAAAAATGTATCCAGGTGAGTATTGTTTGATATGCAGAATCTGACGATCAGTATAATTCTGTGGATCAAATTCTTTGAATTCCACGATACCTGCTTTTCTCCAATTAGCCCAATCGTGACAATAGAACCATGAATCTGTCAGTAGTTCATTATTCTCGGGTCTCTTAGCACGAAGGTATTTTGATGGTATTACATGAAACCCTGCGATTCCGTCACGACGGTCGTTCTTCCAAATGATCTCTAAAAACAAATTCCCACCAACTATAAATTCCCAAAACATCTGTTTGATTACATCGTTTAGGGTTTGTTTGTTGTTGATCTTGTAATCGTTCGTAAACCCACGTCCTGATGAGTTATCCACCTTTGAACGAATACACGCGTTATGGATGGGTGAAAAATCTGCGTAGTCATACCAACGTTCAATTTCCATGTTGTCTAATCCCCATCTGACAAATTCCTCTCCCTTGTTCATTTTTTCAACGAACCGTTCAGGGGTAACCATACCAAAATTTAGTTTGTCTATCTTAATCATTGTCTGAATTGTATATGATAAATATATCATCTTCACCCTGATAAGAAACAGGGATATTCTGATTTGTACCAACAACATTTACCAAGGTCTGAAATACAACGTTTTCTTCCGTTGTAGGTTGTAATGTATTTCCAGACATTTGTTGGTACACTTTTAGGAAATATTCACCAGGTATTAGGTGAACGTTCGTTTGACCAGTCATCGTATCACCCGTTAGTGATTCTGGAATATTGTCAAAAATCCCGATATTGAATAGGTCATAACCAGGTTTGTAATTTGTTGTTGGGGGGATTCTATATGGGATAAAATTGAAAATCTCACCCGATAGTTTATGTTCCATATTCCACATATAGTAGGGGTCTACCATTGTGGAATTACGAGAACAAGATCCCGAGGCGTTTGTGTATTGGTTTTGATATAGGTATATCATTATAATGTAGAGTTATTTGTTCCGTCAGAATTAGCCCTAACAATATGGTTATAATTTTGGTTGTAATATGATGTAAATGAACCAACCATATAAACTTTAGCAGTACTTCCTACATGTACCGCTTGACGGGCAGTAGAAGCCGAACCATTTACCCCAACATTATTTGCTATCCAAGTTGTATCAGGTGTAAGGGTTGAAAGTTCTGCTTTCACCCAATAAGTTGAAGCATTTTTGGACATATATAAACTATCATTTGGAACATCTATAAATAATGTACTTGGAATTACACCAGTTTCTATATTACCTGTTTGTATTTCCGTTCCTGATGAATTTATTTTGTGTACCTGTGCCGCTGTTCCACCCCTGAAAGTAATTGTATCATTTGTGAGACAGTAATAAACATTATTTACACTATCGTAGGCTATGTCTTGTACTGCACCAGAAAAACCACTACCGAATAAACCAGTATCCAAACCTGTTGATGGGTTTATTTCTGTAATTCTATTTACGGTCGTTCCGTTGAAAGTAGTAAATGTACCAACAACAACATAATTTCCTGCGTTATTTATTATAATCTTATTTACAGGGTTATTGAACCCACTACCAAAAGTAATACTTGTATCTAATGTTCCGTCAATATTTAGTTTAGCAATTCTTGTTCTTGTAGAACCTTGATATGTTGTGAACGCACCAGTTATAACCACTTTATTATTATCAACCACTAAACTACTAACGGTTGAATTGGCTGTCGTTCCTGTCACAAATCCAGAGTAAATATCTCCTGTTGTTGTGTCTATTTTTACAATACGGGTTACACCTTGTGAACCATAATTTTGATTGAAAGTACCACCTAACCATAAATAATTTCCGTCAAGACCCATACATTGTACCGAACCCGAAGTAACACCACCGAACCCTGAACTAAATGTTGGGTCAATAGTACCATCATTATTCATTTTGGTAATAAATCGTGATATACTACCGTTCCAAAAAGAAAATTGTCCACCTACAAAAATGCTGTCTGTATTACTATCGTAAAGTATTGCTTCCGCGGTAAGGTCAAAACCTTGACCCACCACAAATAAATTCAATGGGGAAGGTGTCACCGTTGGTGTAACCGAAGGAGTAGGGGTAATACCCAAAGTTCCTGTTGGTGTAGGTGTTGGTGTCGGTGTCCTCGTTGGGGTTTGTGAAGGTGCTGCTGGTGTAGATGTGGGTGCGGGAGGACAAGGTGATGACCACATCGCATTGAGGGATAATGGATCAATAGGATTTTCTAAAATTGGGTAAGCAGTATCACCAATAAAAGTAGTACCAGTATAAATCCCTATATATGATATTGGTAGGGGTGAAGTCATACCTGAATAGATGGGTCTATTAGAATCAACCATCCTAAAATAGACCCATCCATTATATTGTGTATCCCACGCAATGTAGTAATAATAAGATGGAAAAGTTGTACCTGATCCACCCCAAGCAGGATAATTATAACCACCAATCTGAACATTTCTTGTCCAAGCAGTATAATTCTCTGGTACAGAAGTATTATAACTATTACAATAAACCGATGTCAAACTACCACCCGAATAATCATATAAACGATCAAGTACTGAACCACCAAAATTTGAAGTAGCATCAATTAATATAATCTGTTCGGGACATATTGGATTTTGAGTATAATTAGTTACAATATCCAATATCGCTCGGTTCTCACCAAGATAATCACTGAATTGTTTTCTTTGAAATATTCTACCCATGTAATTGTTGTACTTCTTCAATCAATTTATCTACGTTGACGTTATGTCCACCAGGAAAAGGATGTTTTACCAACCTTCTAATATTTTGATTAGAATAAAAGTATTCTGTTAGTACATAAATAGTGTCATTACGGAATAACCACTCAATACCGATGATTTCAAAACCATCATAAAGTTGATCACCCCACACTACTTGTTTTTTTGTACGTAATCCCATATTACCTCCACGTTGCTATTTGCCATACATTACTACCCGAATTGGCTAAACCACTAACGGTAATTGTTCTTGTACCTGTGGTTGCTTGTGTAAAATCAGCACCCGAACCTTGCGAAACAGTACTATAACCTATATCAAATCTTTCTGTTGCGTTTGTCCAAGTAATGTTTTTACCAGAAGCAATTGAATTCATCAAACCAGTAACACCAACACTACCTGCTGATAATGATGTGGTTGTTTCACTCAATGATGTTGTAGCAGCACTTCCCACACCAAATGTATAAGTTGGGGTTGATGAATTGTAATTTGTGATGGTAAATACAGATAAACCATAAGCGTTATTTGCTGTTGTGAAATTGACTTTCACTGTTCCCGTTGAACCTGTGACGACACGATAATAAATACCGTGTACTAAACGGTTACTACCACCGAAATTATAACTGTTCAGTATCGCTTGTGTAGCGACAACACCACCAATAGTTACATTGTCAATAGTACCACTATTGTTGTTTTCACCTTGTACCATCACAACTATCAAACCTGGTGTTCCGAAGTTACAATTTACAATTTCATCAGTTCCTTCAACTACTTGTCTATATGAAATGGACGCAGCAGCGGGTGTGGAAGGTGATGGTGTTGGTGTACTTGTTGAAGTTGGGGTAGGTGTTGGTGTTCCTGTACCCGAAGGTGTCGGGGTTTGTGTGGGGGTAACCGAAGGTGATGGAGTTGGTGATGGTGTCACTTGTGGTGTCGTGACAGGTTCTTTATAGATGTTCACGGGTTGATTCAGTATGGGTCTCCATACGTTTCCCTTATCAATCTTTTCACCCAAAGGTTTGAGTAATTCTTCAATTGATGATTCTTTTTTTGGATAGACAGGTATTCCATACGCAGGTCTATAATTTCTCCCGTTCCACTTCATGTTTTTTGTATTCTATTTTTTTTTGAGAAAGGCTTTGAAAAAGGGGGAAGGTTTCCCCACCCCCTTTATTTTTTTTGGAATTATTCCGCAGATACAGTGATACCTGTCATAACCGCTGCTAATGTAGTGGTTACGATGATCTCCTGTGATGCATTTGGTTCACCACCTACGATCGTCAACGCTGACAATCCATTGAGGTCTGCATAAGCAGTACCTGTTTGAATTGCACCCGCTGTGACAAGTCCTCCGTTCTCAAAAGCGAAAGACCAATAACGGTCGTTGTTATCACGAACGATTGCAAAGATATTATTCTGTGCAACCAAGCTTTGGAAAATATTTCTCAAATCCTGTGAAAGTTTAGGTAGGTTGATTGTTAGGGTAGGTTCAAATACAACTGATTGAGCAGTCGTGTTGACGGTGATCGCTTCCGAGAAGGAAGATGATTGTTTCACCAATTCAAACTTGTAGAACCGCCCTGTACCAGAAATTGCAGTGATTGCCTCATTGACGTTTTCTGACCATCCTGTGATTGTATTACCTGAATCACCAAGTATCCAAATTGTTTTTAAGCCGCCGGTGCTTGCATTTCTGCAATCCAAGGTATAGCCTTCTGAAATATAGCAAGAACTCATAATTTTATATTTTTTATTTTATTATGTTTATGCTGCTGATACGAACGCAGGTACGTCAAATACACCTACACCGTAGGTTGCGTGTAAATTAATTTTAATTTGATCTTCAAATGGATCGTACATAGATTTGATTGTCATCATCTCGGAATTCATGCCCACCATTATGTATGAAGCAGGTCCTCCAATTACTCTTGACTGACTATTGAGACCTTGCGTTGGGATAACACGTACATTAGTACCTGGTAACATTACTGACCACTCTTGACCTGATGCAGCGGATGCATCGTCAAAAGAGAACAAGTTCACAAATGAACTATTTCTCATACTTGCGATCAACGCACGATAATCAGAATATGAACAGTAAAGTACAAGATCGTTCAAGTGAAGAACGTTTTCAGGAATCGCTTGGTAGTAACGTGTAAATACGTCAAGACCATTAGTTGCTGTAGCTGCGGTGTATGCGATTGAAGTAGCACCATTACCTGATGTGATTAGGGTAGTGACACCATCAAAACATTGTGAGTTGTATTGTGTTGCACCAGTTGCTGTGGTGTTTCTCCACAATTGGATTTCAATTTGGTTTGCAACTCTGTTTGAAATGTCTTCCATGATCGTTGCCTCAAATGGAGCAACTTCTTGGAAGTTATTGTTAGACAAGTACTGACTTAAATACGTATCATACAAATCATACGGGCAAAGTTGCTGGTTCACCTTTTTATTACACAAGTCAATTGTGACGAGATTTTGTACTGTATTGCCCGTAGGATCAAATCCACATGCCAGGTCTTGTAGAATTACGTCGTTTGTAACAAAACCTACCTTCTCGGTTGTCCCTTTTAAATTCGGGCGAATTGTTGAATACTTTGGAAGTGTAAGACCAAGGAACGCCTTGATAAGCATCTCTGATCCGTAACTATTATATTCAGGAAGGTTTGTTAAATCGTAATTAAAATTCATTTTTTTCTTTGAATCTTTCATTTTACTTTTTGTTTGTTTTTATTTTATTTTTTTGAATTCTTAATCAATTCAAGTTTCCAATCTAACAAATCTGATTTGTTAGTAGAGAACTTTTTAATAACTGGTTCTCTGTCTGGTTGTTTCTTGAACTCTTCAAATTCTGTTTTGAATTCTTTAAATTCTGTTGTGAATTTTTTCAATTCGTTCATCATGGATAATAATGAACTCATCGTTTCTTTCATTTTTTTCATGTCTTCAAGTGATCCTTCACCTTGTTCATCAGGGTATTTTACCCCCGTGATTACGGATTCAGAATCAACTGTTAGGACGATTCCTGATTCGGTTGTGTGTTCTCCTTCGGGTGCAACCACACGATCACCTTCTTCGGTAATTACGTATAGTTTTTCCCCTACTTGGAAGTCACCTTCACCATCAGTTTCAATCTTCGTTCCATCTGCAAGAGTTGCGGAAGTCATATTTTCTCTTTTCATCATGTCTTCTTTTTCATCTTCAATGTCAGTGATTGATTCTTCAACTACACTATCCTCCATCGTTTCCATCTTCTTTTCCATTTTGAAGATTACAGAATCTTCACCAACTGTGATCAAGATACCCTCACGGGTTTCGTGAACACCACTCGGTGCTGGTTGTAAAACACTCTCCTTGACAATATACAATTCGTCACCGATTTGTAACATATCTTCACCATCTTTGTTGTTAGTGATTTCCGTGTCGTCAACCAATTTTGTAACCATGAATTTTTCTGATTTCAATTTTGGTGATAGTAAGTCAATAATCTTATTGATTGCGTCTGTTGGATTCATCAAATTACTGATTTTATGATTTGGTTTATTTTCTCCAATAAATATTCATCGGAATTTTGACGGGAAAAATTTAGTAGAAAATTACCCTCTACACTCGCACCACGGACTATACCAGGTTTGATTAGTTCTTCCCATACTTTATCCCCCTCTTCTGTTTCAAGGACTTTGTAACCCGCCATCCATGTTCCAAGGGGTATCTGTTCTTTGGTAAATCCTAATGAATAGGACTTATCGTTTTCAGATTCTACGATCCACGATTCAACCATTACCAAGTCCTTGAATTTTGTTTCAGAGTGTTCATAGTTCGTTTCACGTAATCTTTGTTCTAACATAAACTTATTTCTGATTTTTTCAATTACTTCTGGTTTGAATCTGACGTAGTATCTTTCTTTTGTTATTTCATCATATCTTGGTATAAGAATATTAGGAATCATAAGTGGTGTGAATATCATCCTCTTTTCATCATCCTTTTTGAATATTTCTTGTTTTACTTGACTCATATTTTGTTGTGATATGATGTACGCAACTTCACTTTTTCTTTTCGTTTCTGGTGAATAATAACCACTGTTCGGCATTCTCTTTGGGGGTATACCAGGTTGACCCTTCACCATCCCCTTATCGGTAATCTTATTACCTTTTACTTCTACTTCCTTCCACGCATGGATGCAATTCGGGCCACCTTTGTATAACCACTTGCTATATGGTTGTTTGTTGTGTCCGAACTCCAAGTTGTAGGATCTCATTGCGTCAATCGCGAATCTTCTGAAATAATAGTTTTCAATACTACTACAAAAATCCCTTGTGGGTTCTCCTGAATCAACACGGATATACTGATAATATTTCTGTACTGTTCTGTAATTGAATCCAAGTAATTCTTCACGTGTTACACCCTGAACCAATTGTGGTACAAGACGTTCAAATTCTTCGTAATTCGTTTCACGTAATTCACCCAATAATTTCAGTCCTTCAATTTCCTCTTTGGAATATTGGTCAATACTGAATTCTACTTCTATGTTTTCCTGTCCCCCGATCGTTTGTATTTCACTATCTTTGACGATAAGGTCTAACTGTGTCCCCATTTCTGTTGGGTGTGTCTCACACGACATATAGACGATGTTTCCATTTTCATCTTCATGACTATGGTGTCCTGAACATCCAAGTTCTTTTTCACCATACATCTCTGCTTCCTCGGGTGTTGTGAATATAGGTAATCCATCCATATACCCCAACATCTGAAATTTGTGTCTTGTAGGACATCCACAACCTTTTGAATAGTTGGATGGTTGACCAGTGGGTAGTTGTAAATCTGTTGATCCTGACGGGTTGTAATTAGTGTAGGGTGGTAGATCACCCGTCTCGTAGTCAAAACGAACTGCAGTCGTCCCTAATTCTTTTCTAACGAAGAAATCATCGTCATAGTGACGAACCAATCCCATCTTCTTAATCAAATCAATCTTTTCAAACCTGTTTTGGTAATTTTGTATATTACTACCAGGTATTCTGTATTGGTTTGTTAGTTCAATTAATTCCTTTGGTGTTCTTCCTTGAACAAAGATCGTAGGGATTGACCCACGTCTCATTTCATTTTCAAATAGATCACGTCCGTAATCGGTTTCTAATACTGACCAGTCAAACGATACACGGTCAGGACTGAACTTATCTTTCTTTTCCCAATATGAATAACAGACCGCAGTTCTTTGTTCTTGATCAGGGAACTCACTTGTCATTTGACTATCACCCATACAACGACCGATAAAGTCGTTTTCTTTTTCACCTGAATTAGGATATACAAACTCCTGACGTGATTGTTCAATTGGAATACAATTCGGTACTTCTACACCGTTTTTGATCTTCGTTCCATACGCGACATAACCCGATTGACATGGATTAGGTGTGATGAATTCTTGACGTTCTTTTTTGATCTGTTCTAATTTACGGGACGCCCACTCAATACCTGCATCTCCCCCCCACGCTAACCACGCGACATATCCTTTATCCTTCCAAGGTGTTCCTTCAAATTCAGGGTTTATTTTACTATTCTCTCTGTGACGTTGAAATCCTGACATACGACCGATCGTATCTTCACTGATCTTTTCACCTGAACAAAGTTGGTTAGCACGTTGGAGACCCGTCAGTTCCATACCACTGACTTCATCACGTCCGTGTTCTTCAATCCATCGTAGGACTTTACACGCGTTTTCTCTTGCTTCCTGTGGGTAATCATCATACGTTTCAAAGTCCGATTTTATCGTGTCCCTTGAAAAGTATATCATCTCTTGTTCTATCGCGGGGTACTCCACAAAAGCAACCTCAAAAACACCAGTGTCACCAGTGATGTTTTCCTCAATATCTAAATCAATTATTCGTAACATTTATAATAAGTATTATAGGGATGAAAGTTGTTCCAGTCTACGGTTTATTCCCTGTGTTTTTGTTATTTCAGATTCCAAGACGTATGCACGGATCGGTTCACTACGTTGACGTGAGATCGCTTCCACGATACGTGAATCATCAAAGTTATTTGTAACCAAAGGTTTACCCCCGCCACTGACATTTATTTGGTTTAATAAATCATTATACCTAACGGAACTGACACGATTTATAACACTCTCCCCACCTTCCAATTCTATTCCACCACCTTGGTATTTTACACCACCATATTCATGTGACGGACCGACAACTAATCCACCCTGTCCTCTACGGATCATACCACCACGTTGTAGGGATTGTAGTTGTGATAATTGTTTACCAATCAACGCGGTCTGTGCTATACCTACACCCGCGATAATACCCGCAGCAATCTGTCCAATCACTGGTCCTGCGGTAAATGCTTTTGTAATTGATTCAGCGACGTTCGCAGTGGATTGTAGTAACGCAATTCTCAATTGAGTAATCGCTTGTTGTTTTTGTAACTGTTTTACTTTTTCTTGGTATATCTGTTCCGATTCCAAACGTTTCTGTTGTGCTTCCTTCGTATCACCAATGATTTTACTTTGTATTTCTTCATTACGACTCGCGAGTTGGTCAAATTGAAATTCGTAGTAATCATTAGTCAATTGATTTATTGAATTAAGGACTGATTGAAATTCTTGGATACCGAATTTTATATCTTGAAGTGTATCTTGTCTTTTCTTTTTCTTCTTGTCTTCCGCTTTTTCTACTTCTTCCACTTCCTTTTTCAAGAACCCTTGTAGGATCAACAGTTGTTCTTCATAGGTGAATTTAGATATATCCACACCCTGTTCTTTTAGTTGGGTTTCAAGGTCAAGAATATCAACCGCAAATTTCCTTTGAGTGTCAAATCTTTTCGTGTTGATTTCATTTTCAAGGGTTTCTAAATCTTTTCTGTTACGTGAAACAGCGTTCAAATCTACATCAAATGTCTTTGTGAAATCTTCTATGTTTTCAATCAGAAATCCTGCTTTCGCGGTTTCGGATAATTCCTTCAATTTGTTATTTAGTTCCACGACCTTCAAACCAACTTTACCGACACCTTCTTCAAACTTTACAATCTCCGCACCTGAATCAATAAGTTGTCTGAATACAACCTTTCCCTGTTCTTCTAATTTCTTGGTCTGTTCCACTAACGCATCACCCTTCAAACCTTTCAGGACATCTTTGTTTAGATCCTTGAACGCTCGTAGAAAATCTTGTTCTACTTCGTCTTTTAGTTTTTGTACGTTTAGTAACGCTTCCGCTCTTTGTTCGGGTGTTCTTTCAGTGAAAGGGTCTATGGTGATCTGTTCGTTTAGTAACGCGAGATCCACAACCAATTTCTCGTATTCCTTCAAATCAAATGGTGGTTGAACCTTCGCTTGACGAAACTGTTCAAGTGTAATGAATACCTTTTCATATCCGTCAATATACTTGGTAAATAAATCCTGTTGTGTAGGTGATAAAATATCCTTATTGATTTCCAACTGTGTTTTCCTGTAATTTTGTAAACCAGTGACGACATCTATAATGGACATTTCACCTTTGGATAATTGGTCAAAATATTTCTCAGCGGTCACTTGGGATTCATCAAACAACTGTCCTAACTTATCTTGTTGTGGAACAAGTTGTCCCAACACTTTTAGATACTTGTCTTCAAAGGTCAAAAACCTTTCACGAACGGATGTAAATTTTTCTACCTCTGAAATCTGTTTCGTTAGTTGGTCAATTACCTCCGCTTGTAAGGGGTTCAATTTACTGATTACACCCAAACGTTCGTTTTCAATTTTTAGTTGTTCCAAAAGAAGATTTGATTCATTGACAAGTTCAGCGACCCTCGCGTCGTTTGCTGCTTTTTGTTCCGATCTTTGACGATCACGGAGTGCTTTCTCTTGGTCAAATAGTTCTTTTTGTTTTGTCTTTGAATCCAAGATTTTCTGTTGGTATTGTATGAATGCTTCCGCTTCTTGATCCAATGCTTCTTTATTTGCATCAGAAAGTTGGTTCTGTCTTTGAATTGTTTCAAATCTACGTTTTGCGAGTTCTGCTTCCTGATCCGCTAGACTTATTTCAGATTTACGGATCTGTTCCAATGCTTTCAATCGGTCTGCGAGTGATAGATTTTCATCATTGATTTTTAGTTTCGCGTCCGCGATCAATACGTTCTGTCTTGCACGTTCCTTGTTCAAATTCCTTGTAGAATCTGTTATGTCTTGAAGGATACCTTTTAGTCGTGCAGCTTCCTGTGCTTCGGAAACAATTTCCTGACCGATCCCCGATAGTGATCCACGGAAATCCTCAACAGCACCTTTTAGGTCAAGTGTGAATAGTTTACCAATCGCGGATGAGAATTTCAGGAATCTATCCCGAAGGACATCCACGACTGCACCTAACCCCGCGAAGATACGTTCCATTTGTTCTGCACCCGCCTTTGTAGAGGTGAACGCTTTATACAACAGGGTCAACGCACCTACGATCGCAGCGAGAAACGCGATAATAGGATTAGCGAGTAATATTTTCATCGCTTTCGCGACACCACTAATCCCTTGTGCAAACTGACCAATCGGACCAGGTATTTCTTTCAATTCTTCACCTGTCTTTTCCAAGGATGATGACATTTCATCTAATGGTTTCTTGATGGATTCAAACACTCGTCTTGCGGTATTACCAATCTTTTCCGTATCAATACCAAAAACTTTCAATGTCTGATTCGCAGCAGAAAATGCAGACCCTACGAGTTCACCCGCTTGTTTCAGGAGACCCATCTTTTGTGGTGCTTTCATATCGGAAGCAGTTTCTTCAAATCCCTTCAACGCAGCGTCCGCGAGGTTGATCTCTTCCGTCAATTGTTCAAACGCAAAACTACCTTCTTCTAATCCTTCTAATGTCTTCTTCGCACCATCTATGGATGACTTTAATTTGTTCACATCCGTGACCACTTCTGATACACCATTTAGTGTAATTTTCAATCCAATATTTTCACTCATTTCTTAACAAGATGTTTGTAGTATCCTACCATAATTATCTATCACGACATACAGATCTGATGAACTTATATCACGTAGGTATGTCCCCATCGGTAATAGTGATAATGTTGTACCAGTGTCTTCGTATACTTTTAGTAGGTTGTTTAGTCCCGTTACAGTTCCGAGTACTGTGATAGGTTCTATGGTTGCTGACCCGTTACATACATCCGTTTGAGATCCTACAAAACACGTAACGACAGTGAATAACCCTAAACCAGGATACGGTGTATTACCCGATATCGGATAAAAAGGTGCGGGTGGTTCAACCCTATAATAAGGGACACGATCTTTTATAAACATAACCTCGGTTAGTTTTTTGTTCACAAGGTCTGCTTCATTTATCTTCTCTATCGTGTAATAACTATCCTTGATGTATATCTTATCCCGTAATGATGTCTGATAGATGTCCACAGGGGATAAAAACACCCTACACGTCAACCTCCTTGTCTCGGGTGAATATAGGTTTTCCACATAATCTTCCCAATATAAGTTATACAATGTATATGGTGTAAACTGAACAGGTTGATTATTACTATTACCGAAGAAATCAAATGTACCTTGGAAATTCAAATCGGACACAAGGTCAGGGATTTGTACATCCAAAGATGATAAGTGTGATACACACGGATATGTGGTCTGTCGTACAGGTGTTGATCCTGATAACATATACCACGAACCTTGAATTGTCTTGATTGTATCCTTGTACATGAATCTGTTTCCACTCCAAAAGAATAAATGTGGTGGTGTCTGATAGGGTACTTGTAATCCGTTATTTAGGTAATAGAATTCTGGTATAATAATGTTGGGTGCACCCTGTAAGGAATTCGTAGGTACTGAACCAAATGGTGTCTCGTAAATCTGTTCACCTGAAAAGATGTTATTCGGTGTGATGAACTTATACCTACCAAATACGTAATTATTCTGTTGGTAGAAATTGAAGTTTAGGATATCTTCATCTGGTTCTTGATTTGTCCAAGTCAACTGTTTTGATAATTCAAATGATAATGGTTCAATCTTCAACTGTGAATCAGTATCTACTATCTGTGTCCAATCCTTCTGTGGTCTGTCTGTATCGTTATAATACCAGTTATAAGGTTCAAACCTAATTACCCCTTGGTTTTCATCTTGGATGACAACAAGGTTGAACATCGTGATTAGGGACTTGATAAAATCTAACGAATTCATGTTGTTGATTCCAAGTGAAAAATCTACGATCTGTTGACCAATTAGTGTCGGTGAATTGTAGAGTTCCCACATCGGGTTTACGGTTGTAACACCACCGAAGTTATAACCTGTTAGTTTTACCTGTGTCCCAAATGTTGATGAAGTACCATCTAACAGGATGAAGATCTTTACATACTCACCCGCTTGACAGTTTGCGGAAAAATACAGGTCTGCTTCTGTCTCCACACCCGCAACCGTGTTCAATTGTGGTGACGAATAAAACGTAAAGTTCTGTATGTTTGACAGACTGGTACTTTTGTTCCCTTGTATGTAGAACGTTGACGACCCTAAAACAAAGTTCGGATTAGTGTAATTGAACCTTATGTTGAAGAAGTAATCCCCCGTATAGGGTGCTTGGAAATACCCCTCGTTTGTGGGTGCTATCTGACCAGAAGTTCCCAATTCAAAATTACCCAACGGATCATATCCATCAGGTTGTTCTGATCTCCAATTCAACGGAAAATACTGAATAGAATTGTTTTGTGTGAAGATAGGACTCGGTGTGTTGATGTCGTTCGTATAGACACGGAATAGGTTTTGATTCGTCACCGCGGATGCACCTAACACTCCGACTTGACCATCCGTAAACGTATCCATGTAAATGGAATTGAAATAGTCGGTATTGAAAAAGTCAGACTGGTATGAATACTTCGTCTTCTCAAATATCTTATCCAATATCGTTTTTATCCTCACTGCGGGTTTGAAATACGTTGGTGGTACAGAATTACCTGATAAGGAAAAAGATGTCCCTGAAACGAAATCAAACGACCAATTAGGTGTCGTTGATGTCCCTTCGTAGAATAGTCCGTAGTTGATAAGTGGATAGATGACATCCCCGTTCAGGAGTCCATCAGTCGTGTTGGGTTTCGCTTCCCAACTTTGTGTCACGGAACTGTAATTGTTTGCGTGTTGTAGACCAATCCAATCTAATTCTTGTAATGTGTAATCACGTATTTCACTGGTAAAATCTGTTACTTCACCCAATATGTATATTTCCCATACCCTACTTGATTTGGTTTGTGTAACTGAATTCAAACGTAAGACACCAGTGAAGATATCTGTTCCACGATATTGAACAACACACTGTAATCTTGATAGTGGATTGAAGTCAATTCCGTTCACTTCAAAATAGTTTTCAAAGACAATTGAGTTCTGTGATGTATCAGGTAACTGAATCGTCTTTGAATAGGGTACACGTCGTCCTGTCAGATCCGTTAGGTCTGATTGTTGTATAACAAGTGAAATAGGGATATCTTCAAAAATATCTACCCTTTCATACGTTACACCATCCGTGGAAACAAGTAGTGTCGTATTCATATTATTTTCCTAATAGTTGGATGTTATTTGAGTATCTATATGTCAATTCAAGGTTATAGATCGTTCTATTTCCTTCTATCTTTTTTTCAAATTCTGTGTTCAAAATATTGATACCATATAACCCACCATTAGGTTGAATTTCATATACAGAATTGGATGTGTATAATTCTTCCAAAAACTCAAAGTCAGGTTGATTGATAAAACCAGTGTTTACGACGATCGTTTCAACCATAGATACCTGTGAATCTGTTGTTCCACGACTGTACTGTTGTTTTTGTGGATCACTACTACCCCAATCTATATTCCAAGAATCATAAGTTTCACGTAGTATTCCCATACCATCGTAACGATTACCATAAAATGTATAGTAGTCGTAGTGTCCGTACCTGTTTTTCCACATCAACTGATAATGTTGATTACTTGATCGTGTGGGGATACATCCCACGTTGAACGTGAATATCTCCGATACGGGTGTGAATCCCGAACAATTTCCTTGTGTGTAACCCGTAGGTACTGGTTGTGGTGTTAGTCCCATATTAGCAAGTTCCGTTATCTGTTATTTCACCATCACTTTGTACTTGGAAGTAGTATCGTGTTCCTACTCCACCAACCGTCAACGCGATGTACTGACCACCACCATTTGTTGGTGATGATGGATACGTGTCGTAAAGGTAATCACCTGTTGTTAGTGATGATAATGATTTATTTGATTGATATCCTCTGACAGTAGAGTAATTAGAACACGCTAACGCTCCGTCGGGTTGATCAGGTGTTGTCCTACCCAAATAGTTGAATACCGATTGTGATGGTGTCGGTGTTGGTGTCTTTGTTCTTGTAGGTGTTGGTGTAGGTGTTGGTGATGGTATACATGAACCCCCTGTTATAATATTGATATCAGGATCACTAAACGGTGCACTACATGAACAAATTTCATATATTACACCACAACTTAGTTTGATGGTTTGTATTGTTCCGAAGTTACAGTTCGTAAACGATACTGACCCTAACGACTCACACGAACCTGTATATTGTAATTGATATGTAGTACACGTTGGACAAATAGGTGTTGACGATGGTGTCGGTGTAGGTGTTGGTGTTATACTTCCACGTGTCGGAGATGGCGTTGGTGTGGGGGATGGTTGAATTGGTGTTGTTGTACCAGTGAATTTACCGAATAACTGAACTGTATATTGAACACAGTTTGATGGGAAGTTGGGTATGTTCTCTGGTCCTGCTCCGACATACAAGGTATTCCAATCTGAATCTTGATATGGATCAATTAGGAATAACTGTGGGTAGACCTGATTACAGGTTGTTCTTGGACCACCACCATTTGTTGTTATATTCTCATAGGTAGTTGCGGATATCAAAACACCTTGATCATTATAGAAGTTGTATTTGACGTAATATGGTTCAGATAGTGTATTACCTGTTGAAGATGGATTTAGATAGTAATTCGTGAATCCAAGTGTATACCACTCATTAGATTGTACTTCACGTATCCTTGGTGAGTTTGTTAGGAATAATCCTGATGTTGTAGGGTTTGTCCCCGTAGGTGTTCCTGATAAAACAAATGGGTCTATGTCAAACGATTGTTGGGTTGCACGTCCGTTCACACCCATCGTTGACTTGAAGGTCTTGAAAGAATTTGACTGAAATTCAGGATCACCAACCGTGTTTCCGATACCAGTAAAACCTGTAACGGTTTCTAATGGATCGTTTGAATATTCATAACCACATTTTACGTAGTATGTAATGGTTTCGTTTTCTGATGGTCTTGAAAATGGAAATGTCTGATGTGTGTAGATCGGTGTAGTATTCCAATATGATACAACGTTGTTATCACAATAGTTTTCCAAGACCTGTTGTAGGTCTACAATACCCAATCCGTATGGGTTAGGTGTACACTTCCCACCGAAGACATACAGATCGTTTACATATAACTCGTATATGAACCTATATTTGAATTTTCCCGTCGTATCTCCCGACAAGGTGAAGTACAGATCATCCGATAAAACTGGTTGAAACTGTGAAGGGTTTTTTGTTATCTGTAAACTCATACGATGTCAAATGTTATTGTCATACTTTTATCTTCTGTTCTTTGTCTTTGTCCTGAACGTCCTTTTGTAAAAGGTTGTTCCCACTTTACTAATATCTCATTACGAATCACATTATTCAAGTACTCTTGTCCATATTGACCAAGTAAATCTAAAAGATCGTTCTGAATTTCCTGATACGCAGATTGTATGAAGTTAATTCCAAATATACCTTGTTCCTTAATTGACCTCGCAACCAAGAAGGTTCTTTGATCAATTGACAAACCAGGATAATTCAACGCGGGTTTTGATTCAACCCAATCACGTATGTCTTGTATATTCGGATAACGTAGTGATGGTTTACGTCCGTAGTTGACCACTGACCAATAGTTTGCACCTTGGAAATCCACGACCAACTGTGGTTCACCTTCTTCAAACCCCGTTTGAAAATAAACATCCACGGAATTGTACAACTCACTTGTAACTACTTTTGGTGATGGTTGTGGTGAACCATAATTCTGATTGACTGGTTTTGGTGTTCCATCATACGAACGTGATTGTCTTGGGATCAATAACTGTTTTTGTATTGCTCCCTTCAACAGTTCGGATATCGTATTTTGAATTTCGTCCATTATTATACAATGTCAAATTATTAGGAAATTCTTATTTTCATATCCCCGTTGTTGTGGTATATCTGTCCAAGAACAACACCACCCGCTGCTGCTGCTCCATCGTTAGGGAAGTCAAGTGCTGCGTAATTGAAGACCACCAAGTTTTCCACAAAAGTAGCTGTTGACCTTGTAGATGTTCTACCACTACATCCCAACATAACTGCTTCTGTATGACCACTAATGGTTGAACCACTTGATGCGATAATTGTGGAACGGTCAGCATTAGAAATAACACTACAATAATCACTACCTATGATTTCTGATGTATCAGTAGAACCTGAAATGGTGTTATATGTTCCAAATAGAATTCCATTATTTATACCATTTCTAATTTGGTTATTATTACCACCCATAATTTGTGAGTATTGTGCTTCGTGTAGTGTTGAAGCATCAGCACCATAGATACCCATATTTTGGTCATTGGTTCCATCACCTGTAATCGTGCAATCATTACCACCTATAATAACATTATTATCACTTTGTGATGCGGTGTTTCCTACTTGTATTTCACTTCCATAAGAAGCGATAATCGCACTTTGGTTTGTGACACCTGAAATATAACATTGGTTAGCACCAATAATAACACTTCCGTTCAACGATGTACTACTCTGTGTGATGTATGAAGTAGTTGCCGCAGCAATCATATTTCTAGCAGAACCTGTTGTGAAATTCATATCACAATCTTCAGCACCTATCATAATATTTTCGTGGGTTTCATCCCCCGCAGTAATTGTACAAACTTGTGAACCAATCATAACATTGTGTTTTGTATCACCCAATGTCATATCATTACCTTCACCGAACAACATACCATTTTGTCGTGATGTTTTACCAGCGGAAACAGTTATTGAACCATTATCACAACCCATAATCATATTTCTGAAACTTTGGTTTCCATTTATATCACTACCCGTTGATGCTAATATACCTGACATTTGACCTGGTGCGTTGTGTGAATTGTTATAACCACCAATTAGGAACGCAAACCTTTGGTCTGCGGTGAACCCACCAGCCTCACTTGAAAGAATTGTATTTTTGAACCCTGATTGAATACTAACACCGTTTGATGAACCAATCAACAATTCTGACCCTGTAGCAGGTATTGTACAAGAACTTGAACCAATTATAACTTGTCGTTCCCCACCATTTGTCATATTACTATTATTGGATGAATATATCCCTTGAAAAAAACCTCTTTCAATATAGGAGTTTTGTGAACCAGCAATAATACCAGCACCTTGTTCACCACCTTCACGGATAGATGAACCGATAGAACCTATTATACCAAATGCTCTACCACTATCCAAGTCAATATAACTATTGACCGAACCCAAAATAGCCATCTGTCCTTTATCATCACCAGGTGAAGCAGAATAATCAGTATAAGAACTTTTACTTCCCCCAATAAACGATGTCCAAGTTGTATCAGTAATGGTTGAACCTGTATTACCAAAAAGGTCTTCTACAAATATTTTTTGGTTTTGTGTTTGTGCGTTATTGAGTTTTGGGATATAATCGTTTTGGGCGTAATCATAAACTTGTGTAAAACCCGAAATAGGTAAAGCAACACCTGAACTACCACTCGTTCCCGAACTACCTGATGAACCGCTTGTTCCTGATGAACCTGAACTACCACTTGTTCCACTTGAACCCGAACTACCACTTGTTCCCGAACTACCTGATGAACCGCTTGTTCCTGATGAACCTGAACTACCACTTGAACCTGAACTACCACTTGTTCCTGAAACACCACTACTGCCGCTTGTACCTGATGAACCACTTGAACCACTGGTTCCTGAACTACCACTTGAACCTGTCCCCCCGCTTGTTCCTGATGAACCTGAACTACCACTTGTTCCCGAACTACCTGATGAACCACTTGATCCTGATGAACCTGACGTTCCTGAACTACCACTTGAACCACTACTTCCACTTGAACCTGAACTACCACTTGTTCCCGATGAACCTGTCAATCCCTGAAATACAAAGTTCCAAACGGAATAAGTACCAGTAGATGTTGAAAAGTTCTGAACTATTACTACTTGTATTTCAGTTGGTGAAAAATCTTCAACTTCCATTATGTAATAACCTGTCATACCAACTGCGGTCACCTTAAATGTTTGTCCTGTAAGTAATGAAATATTACCATTTAGTGTTAGTGCGTTATAAACCAAGGATGTTCCAATAGTCCAACCAGTATTATTTTTTACATCACTTGAACTAATTTCAGTTGGAAAAGTAAGACCCGAAGTACCACTCGTTCCCGAACTACCAGAAGATCCTGACGTTCCGTTGATTCCTGATGTTCCCGAAGTTCCTGAACTACCTGATGATCCTGAACTACCAGAAGACCCCGATGATCCACTCGTACCTGATGATCCTGAACTACCAGAAGAACCCGATGATCCACTCGTACCTGATGATCCACTTGATCCTGACGTTCCTGACGTTCCTGATGCACCGATAAAATTTTCCCTCTGTATCTTAAAGGTTTCGGTTTGTGTTGAGTTATCTACCACAAGGAAAGTCCCCGTTGGACTTCCTACAAATAGTGGTAATTCTGATATTTTTTTATTAGCCATAAATGTTAGTTGTTGTATGTGTTATATTCCAATTGGAAATTGTCTTCTGTTGTCCATATATCAAGGTCTTCAAACAATAGAAAGAAATCTTCATAGTAATCACACGCGTTGATGTCCTCAAAGACAATGATGTTAGCGGTTATTTGTACCCCCCCTACGTGGTCGGACATGCGTTCAACGAAGGGTAATCCTGTGACACCGATTTGGATGTCCATAAAATCATATAATGCGGGGATTTGTCTCATACCTCTTTTGATAAATGAAATGAAACGTCTCGCTTCAAGGGACATTTGGGATACGACATCTACGTCGTTGTACACTGTCGTGTCCAAAATATCCGTAAACATAATCGCGAGTGAATAGGTTGTCGTATTTTCATCATACGTGATGGATTGTGGTGTCACAAACATATAGGGATACTGAACAGTACTACCCGAAGTATTCTTTCCAAAGTCAACCAAGTTTCCCCACCCGTACGTATTGAGTACAGGTGAATATTCCACATACTTTTGGAATAACTTGATGATATGTTTATACGTAATATAATGTTCCATCAAACGTATTTTGTTTCATTTTTTATCTTTTTCAGTTCATTTTGTTCTTTGACTCTACGGTCTTTCAAAATAGAACAGGTATTCAATACTAAATATACGTTCATTTGTTCTATCTGTTGGAATTTAGTAAGGTCTTCTTGACAGATGGATAGAGTAAGTTCAAAATAAAACCGAGAGGTAGTTTCCTTTGCAGGAATCGTGGTAGTTTCTTCCACATCCTCTGTAACCACATCATCCTTTTCATCATCAAGTTCAAAGAACGACTTGTATCGGTAGTGTATAACTTGACGACTTGAAAAAAAAAATTGGCAGAGTTGAACCATATTTGAACGGGTATTTCTTTGAATATGACCATACGATCCAATACTTTCTTGGGATCGTATTCTTCTATTGTATACCCCTTGTCTGATTTACTTGTAATGGGTCTGTAAAGGATAGATAGGACATGATGGATGTTTTGATCAATGTCTTCTGATGATAGGATTTCAAAATCTATCCATGCACCCCAAGTGAGTTTTGACCAATCTTTTTCCAACCCATATTCTATTCCGTTATGGGTAAATGTTTCCACTAACTTATTACCCTTTTTTTGAACAAACTGACTGGTTATGTATTCCAATACAAATCCTACTTGATCAGGTGGGAATTTCATTATTTCATTGGGGTCTTCTTCTAATATCAATCCAAGTAAATTTGATGGATGTGAATCATAGTGATCCTTTCGTTTTATGTATTGTTGATATACCCCAACTGTAAGTTGTTCGGGTAGTTGTCTTGTTTTGTTTCCTATTTGTAGTTCAATCATTATACAATTGTAAATTTCTTTGGTTTATTTCCGACCTTCATTTCTAACACATATCGTATTGGGTCAATACAGTGATTATGATTGTCAATGGGTTCATCAAGGTTTTTTAGGTTTTTATCTTGTTTCCAAACATATTGATTTAATTCCCCGATCAGATTGACACTACGATTTGTTACGTAGAAGTCATGACGTTTTATCAGGTCAATTCCGTGTAGGATCGTGTTCTTCATAACTGGTTTACAGTTGATACCTGAACGTCTCATTTCCTCAATCGCTTGGGGTTGTGATGAATCCGCAATAAAATCATCCTTCAAATTGATACCCAAATCTTTGATCTTGTAAATAAAGTCAGGAATCGTTATATGTTTCATGTACAATAATTCATCACAGTATATCTGTTCACCGAGTTTGTAGACCCCTATCAGTGTCTGTGCGTCGTGGTAACCGTAGTCAATCCCATAACCAAGTAATTTTGATTCCTTTGGTATGTCATCAACATACTTCTGATGGTTGAATACAACACGTGTCGGTACACCCTTCTGACCTAATCCAAACACTCTCCATAGGTTTTGATCCCTGTCTTTAAGTTTTTCAATTTCTTTGATCTGAACGTCAGATAAAAATGGGTTTGACTTGTAGGTCACTATCTTGTAGAAAACGTCGTCCTGACCTTCTAAATCGTATATCCAACTCTCCCACAGTGATGGGTTCAGGTCTATAACTATTCTGTCTACTGTACGTAGAATAAGTTGGATGTATTCTTGTTCGTTGATTTCGGTCGCTTCGTTGATAAAGAGGTAATCTCTTTTACGACCTCTGATCTTTTCTTCTGAATCCAATGAAAACCACTCTATTGTATTTGAACCGAGTTCATAATACCCGTCAACTTGATGCCATTTATTTTCATCATACACACCAAAACTACGTAGGATTTCTTTCAGGTCTTTGAGTACTGATCCCTTCAACGATGGTAGTGTTTTCCTGACGATAGAGAGGGTTTTACCTTCTTCTTGAAGTAATCTATAAACCCAATAGATTAGGATGTTATACGTCTTGGATGCACGTGACGATCCTTGAAAAACACATATACGTTTATCTGTCGTGATCAGGTCTTCAAATACAACTGTTGTTGATATTTTGATATTCATATAAACATCATTTCATCGGGATCATAGTCATCAAGTATTTCCTGATCAATGAGTTGTTCCTGTTTCATCTAACGTCTGTCTGACTATTTCAATCTGAATTTTATTATCAGATTGTATCTTATCCCCACCTGTTGTTATGTCAACTTGTTTTTCATCAGTCCAGTTATCACGGAATTTGTTCTTCATAATGATTGTCCACAACCTCTGATTGAACTTATTGGATTCACCTTTTACGATACTCTCGTACGCTTTATTATACCACCATTGTTCACACAACTTGTTGTATTCTTTGATGGTTTCAGAATATTGTTTATTTCGTTTGATAAGTTCGTAGTGGGTTTCATAAGAAAACCCCAACTTAATCAGAAAATCTGTCAGGTGTTTTCCTTCACGTCCTGAATCTAAAATGATCTCCTTCCACATTGGGTCTATGTATGTTTCAACCCTTGGTCTACCCACACCTCTTTTACCTTGTTCCATTATCTTTTTACTTTGATGTATTGAAATGAATTTTGTATGTCTAACAACACTTTTTCCCTTGAAGGTACTCCACTACTATTTGGGTAGATAAGATTCCACATTTGAAGTAATTCAAGGTAATCAAGGTCTGTTACGTTGTCCCCCAACTGTACATAACGGTCATACACTTCTTTTACTTGTTTTAGGATTTGTTGATTCTTCAAATTGTTGATAGGTTTGAATTTACCACCACAGGTTCTACACATGATACTTTTCTTTTAATTTGTCTTTTATGGATCTGATCATTTCACATACTTCGTATTCTTCTTTTTCAGATGATTGTAATAATAGTTGGTCAAGTTTTATTATTACTTTTTCTAAATCAGGGTTGTTATATTTGATTACAAATTCTACATCTCTGTATATTGAATCAAATATTTCTTTTTTTTCAACATCTGTTTTTTTGAAATAATCCCGAGTATATTCAGATAAATCCTCCATAATAATATAAATATAACAAAATTATGTTAAAAGAAAAACCCCCCTTGATGAAACATTGAAATGTTACGGACAAATCTGTTTTCAGGGGGGTTATGACGGGAAAGTAATAAAATGGCAAGTATGAACAAAACCCGTCAGTAAATATAAATATATCCTTCTTCACTTAAATGTAAAACCCTCTGACTGTCAGAGGGTTTCACGTTTTCCTAAAACCTATTATACGACAATGGGGTCACATAACAAAAATAAATATACGTTACTTTATTGTTTGGTCAAGTTTTTCTTTTTGATATTTTTGTAGATCAAAATTAGATTCAGTATCATTGCTGTAAACAGTGATAATACTGTGAATAGTGGTATCAAATCCATGAAGGTCATAGATAGTGATGATAGAGTCCATACGTTAGCGATTACTTCTGGTTTGTTCATCTAAAATATTTTTTGTGATGTATTTGGTTTTTTTGTTTTTCTTATCTATAATTATATCAAGATTGGATAAAGGGTTGGTAACTTGACCCTCCAAGACAAGAAGGATTGTTAAATCACGAATTACTGCTTCCAAGGGACTTGTCAGTGTTGTGAACCTCAAAAGAGAAACCCTCTATTGATTAGGTCAGTCCACCCACCCACTCACTGATTGCGAGTAGGGGGTAAGGGGGACTTGATTTTTTCACCTAAAAGAGAAATATCCTTCTTGGAAAACAAGTTATTATAGAGTATAATCTACTTCTTCTACGAGTCCCTAACTTATGAAGTAGAATAAAAAAACCCCAAGAG